TATATATCAGTATTAAGTATTGAAAATTTATTAATTACTGGTATTTCTGATAAAGTATGGGAAGTATCTGCTCCAAAATATATTTGAAAGAACGGGTCTCTTAATTTATATCTTAAAGTTGCTATAGTTTGATTTTCTGTTTGAGAAAATACTTCTATACTACTATCACTTTTATATGATACCGATATTTCACCCAAAGAATTAGATGCTCCCCTACTCCACCCTTCTAATACAGGATTATAGTTTGAAGCAGAAGTATCAAATATCCATGAATTTGTTGGATCTAATAAGACATTAGTTGTTAGACTATATTTTAAATAATATCTCAATGAAGTAGGTGCGTTAGAATTACTAAAAGAAGCTCCATTATATAACATCCCAATAGTTTCATCCTTACCCAAATAATCAAAATTTAATGTAATTTTTTGATTAGGATAAATTTTCATATTAGAACGCAATACGGTTTTGCTATTTATACCATCAATCCATTCTTTATTTTCACTTCCTGAATAATCATGAACCATATCCCATATAGAACTGGTTTCTCGAATTATAGGTAATTTAGAATTTAATCCACCGCCAAAACTAAACCTAATATTAGGAGGGGAATTAGCTTTACCGATTATAAGATTACCACCATTTGTAATATCTAGTAAATAGACAAAATTATCATAACTATATCTTAATGCTAATAATGTAGAATTAGAGATAGAATATCCATTTACATGTCGTGTGTCTATATCGCTATTCACAGAACCATCTGTAGTATTACAAACCAAATTTTCTGTGAACTTAAATGCAAAATTCCATTTAACAGGTAAGAAAACATCTGTTTCGTTATGCGTAGTAGATGAATTACTATTGTTCCAAAATCCTAGTATATAATCTTCAGTGTCATCATGTGTCCAAATATATTCTTTACCTTTTCTTAAATTTGAGTGTGGTATATAACGAAACGGTTGGATGTTTTTATTCGCATCAGTAACAATATTAGTTGTTATAATAGTATTAGCTTGAGGACCGAATTGTTGTTTCCAAATATTATCCCTAACAGGTAAAGTATTTCTACCATCTAATCCAACATCAGAAATTAAAAAACTTTCAAATTGATCACGGATCATGTTAAATGCCGCGTTTATTGTGTTATTTAATGAAGGAATATCATTTGCGGTAGGCAATACACCATTAATATAGACCTTATTAAGTTCTAGACCTCTTAACTGTATTTTATTGGATTTTTTTTGAATAATATTAATTTTACTACCAACAACAATAGATTCTAATTCATTTACATAATAAACATTAATAACGTGTCCATTCTGACCTTCACAAAGTTTAATTGTTTTTTTTAGGTCCAAATCAGTTTTTATATCAACTTCTTGAACTTGCATAACGTGATTAGAATATGGTAATTCTGAATACATACCACCTAGAGGATCTTTAATTGTTTTTATTCCTATTGATTGATATGAGTTATCTCCAAGTGATAATCTTAGCGATGAAACATTAACATCTGAAAAATCAATTGCATAATTTTGTCCAATAAATCCAACATCATCTATTTTAATTATATTTTTAGGACTATCAACTAAATTACCTACATTTTGTGTTATATAAATACCGGTTTTTTCACCTAAATCTATTGAAGTATTACTTGAAGTATCAATTCCGGTATAATGAACTTGTGTATCAAGAACCTCTATTATAAAAGTAGCATCAGTATTAATTGAAATTTCACCAGGCGTTGTGCTATCAGCTTCATCAATTACTATAGATGCTTTTGATTTCACAGTTTGTTCCCCTATACCATTATAAATAGTTCTATTATTATTATATAAACCACAATCTCTAAAGGTTGTATTAACTGCTCTTGAATTATAAAACCCAGCATTCCAATTTCCATTAATTTCATTTTGAGAAAATTTATTATTAATACCGCCAATAATAGATATACCAGTATTGGCATTATAAGAACTATAATTCATTGAAACTGTCATATTTTCACATCCTGTATCATTATCTGTTCCTAGATAGATACCACTTTGTATATTTTCACCAATAATATTTCTTGTTATAAATCCATTACCATTTATACCACAATTTATTAATTTGATTGGATTATAACATTTTTGTATTCGATTGCCTATAATTTGAACTGTTGTGGTGTTGTTAATATAAATACCCCCACCATCAAGAGATTGTATAGTATTTGTATAAAAATCTTGTAAATCGTCTGGATTAGTCGTATTATAACCTAAACTAGATGATGTTGAAGGAGATGTTGTGCTTAATCCTGTACCATTCCACCCATTAAACTTTAGAGTACAATCTATTATATCAACTTGTTTAGCGTTTGTTATATTTATAGCATATTCTCCTGCAAAACAAAATTCAATATTTTTAAATTTAATGGTCTCTGTGTTATTTACGCCAGTAAATTTTAATAAATTTGTATTATTTGTTGTATTATAAGTTGTATATTTAATTGATGATCCATCTAAACCATAAAAGGATAAACTATGGTTTGGTAATATTATTTCAGAGGATATAAAACAATCACCTATAATAAATATTCTATCACCCGGAGTAGATGCATTTATACCAGCTTCTAATGTTATATAAGGTTTTACTAACGTGCCATTACTATCCTCAAAACTATTATCATAAGTTATATTTATATAAATATCATAAAAGTTTTGACCTTCATAAAAGATTGGTAAATTTTCTAATTCATCTTTATATGCTATATTTTTATCTGTAAACTTTCTTGATAATACGGTTGTTTGATAACGTATACCACCAAAGTTTATTTCATCAAGACCCTGACAAACTTTTAGAATACCTATAGAATTACGGTTTGCATCTAGTTTTGAAATAGATACCGTATTTAATCCAGGATTTTCCTGTGTTCCTGTTATATCTAACGGATGGTCAAAAAACCATGTTAAAAGTTCATTCGGACTTTTACCGCCGTGATTATCTAAATATTGAACATATGCTGGAGTTCCAGCAATAGCAATTTCATACTTTAATACCATATCCGATGGAATCGTTTCGGCTACCATTGTAGTAATACCTAATCCAGAAATATTAAATGGAAAAGTATTTGAACCACTATATGGTATAGATGTTCCTGGATTTGGTTGACCGCCAAGAGCAAGAGGAATATATTCTTGAAAAACTCTCATGGAAGGTTTATACACTCCAGCCCCAGGTTGCTGGTTAATTAATACACCGTTCTCGTCCTTTGCATCTTGTTTTAAAACACCACCCCATCCAGGATACCAGTTTATATCACTAGAAAGATTTGTAAAATAAATATTTTCTCCTCCTGAACTCATTTTATGATGTTTTCCTAAAAATAATGAATTTAAGGTAGTTTCTATAGCTCTATCAGTAACAATCCTATCCTTGACCGGATCATAATAAATATGTTCTAATGAAGATGTCTTAGTGCCATCTAAACCAGTAGTTGAATTTCCTATAGTAACGCTATTAAATATTGAATCAGTTTCGGTTTTTGTTTCAATAACCATATTAATATACAATTATAATTTAAAAAAAAAATATAAATTATAACCCTGGAATATTTATACTAATTAAATTTGATGCCAACATATTCGTGAATAATAACCTAGATGTGTTTAGTTGAGACTTATAAGTCGATATACCTAAACTAAAACTATCGTAAGTAATTAAATCACCCATTAACCAAACCTGTGTAGTATTAGAATTATCTTTCCAAACAATATTATTTGCTACATTACTTGAATTATTTTGTCTAAATGCGTGTCCATATTTATGTTTATTAGTCCATTTAATTGGGTCAATTATCATTAATTTAATTTCACTTTCTGATGGCATTATAGAATCACCAAGAAGGGTTGTAATAACCATACTTGCTATAGTTCCACCTTCAAATGTTCTATCATTATTTCTAGAACCAACTGTAAGTAAAGGTGTTGGATTATTTAGCATCGAAAATCCAGAAGAACCATTCGTCCAATTAGCTAATATGCTACATTGTGATAATGTATCCCAACCTAATGAATTACTAGTTATTCTTATATCAAACGCATCAGATAAATTTTGTGGTGATGCCTGTTCACTAGTTACATTTGTATCCGCAGTTGCTTTAAATCTTGCGCCCCTAAATCCAATATAAATACCCCACCATTCAGTCATTTCTAAATCACTTAGAGTGTAAATTTTACATTCATTATATTCATTTGTAAATGTAGTTACTCCACTAATAGTTGTAGATGGATAAATGTGTTTTCCCCATCCAAAATATAATACCTTATTTTCTATTCTTAGATATATATTTGTAGAATCAGATGCTGAACCAGAACCTTCATTCCAAATATATTGATTATTAAGTTGTGTACTAGGTTTAAACACTAATGAACAAGCCCAAGGTTTACTATTTATATTAGATGGTTTACTAGTTTTAGTAATATCATCTGGATTTAATGGAACAAAATCAATGGTTGATGTTAATGTAGGTGATAACACATGAGATAAATTATTAGTGTTATTTAGTACTAGTCTATTATTAGAACTATTAAACACAACTCCTTTACTCCAGTTTGTTGTTCTAAAATTTTTACTACCTAATGGGGAATCAACTTTATAGATAGAATCCCAATCTAAATTATTTAGATCAAATCCTGCACTTGAATTATTTTGAACATCAAATCTAAATACAACCGGAGCTCCTGTATAATATGGTATAACTGTATTTGGTATAATATTTGTTTGAAACACATTTTTATTATTTCCAGGCCAGTCTATGAATGGTGTATTATTAATATCATAACCACCCCCATCTACTAGATTCCCGTTCAGGTCATTACCTGATTCTGGTTCAGCCCATACACCCATACGAACCGTATCACCTTCTATTGGAATTTCTATAAACATACCATATTCTAAATTACTAAAACTTTCGCTTGATATATCAATTAGACCATCAACCATATTATTTTCTATACTTACACTATTTTGTCTTATAAATTTTGATAACACTTGATCACCAACAAAGTTATTTAAATATGTTATTGGATTAGAAGACGAATCAAAAAAAGGATCATTTTCATTAAAGAGTGTTGTATTTTTTATTCCAATCTGTAATGGAGTATTTAGTTCAGGATCATTTGTAGAAGAATCCATAACGGTTGTTGCAGATTTTAAAAATTCTTTTGGTATAATTAATCGTTGACCAGGTAGAAGTTTAACATTTAGTTCTACGTATATTTTGTCCGTCACTTGGGTTCCATTTATATTAGAACTCGGACCTATAACAGTTTTAGCTAATTGATTATCTTCAAATGTAGAATCTTCAATACTAATATTTATTATTCTTGTAATACTATCAGTGGCCTTCCATCTAAGAAATAGAGGTGGAACATCATCATCTAGTTCTATTTGTACATAAGAACCAGCATCACCAAAAGTCCCATTTGTGGTAACTCCTGTTCCATAAGCAGTAGCACCACCACCATATATCTGAATTTGTATATCAGATAGTAAGAAAAAATCTAATTCGTCGGTTGATACTATACTACTATGGTCCAAATTAAATTTATATGTTTCGCCTGCTTTAAATATAGGTGAGTTTGCTTCATTTGACATGCTTAATTCAGTAACACCATTATCTTGGGTTAATTTTAAATTATTATCGGCTGGAATTGATATAACTGTAAATTCATTAGATGTTATATTAGGTAAAACATTTATAATAATTTGACCTGTTACTGAACCAAAACTATTCGATTTAGTTACATCTATTACATGTTGTATTGGTACACTAAATTCAATTATTTCGGTTGTCCCTAGAAGTCTTGTTGGGGGAGTTGTAGTATTTAGGGAATAACCAATCGGTAATCCATTATTAAATTCATATGTATATGTATTACCTTCTGTGTTAAATTTAATATTTATACCAGTGTTTTCTTGCGTAGTATGAACGATATTACTAAATGTTGGTGCATAATTAGAATCATCTAATGTTTTTTGTTCATTCCATATAATATCAGTAGACCCTCCCCATGCTCCACGTGGTGGTTTAACAGTTCCATTATTTACAAAATTAGTATCAGGTTTATACCATGTTGTTCCACTAATATCATCTATAAAAGATATAGTTGAAGAAGTACCTGAACCTGTTTCTATTGTATCTACTAATTTAGCTTCTTCTTCCCTTTTAAATAATGGATATTGAAAATTTCCATCGGGACTTTCAATATAATACCACGTTATTAAATTATCACCATATTCTACATTTTCTATTAACAATTTTTTAATCTTCGGAATTCTTTCATATGGTTGGCTTTCATTAAATCCAATATATACACTAAAGGCGGTACCATCTAATGGGACTGTTTTTGTAGCTATAATTTCATTTTTTTCATCGGAAAATAAAACTAAACTATTATCTGTATTATATCTTAATGATATTACGCCAGCATTATTTACATGATTCCAATAATTATTACCAGAATCCCAGTTAGAAGAACTTGTGTTAGGTGTCCAATCTGTTATTGGTTCAATACTTTCATTATTTCTATATATAAAATGACTAACAATATCATTTTGCGCATTATTATTTCCACTAGAAGCACCAGTATAATTTATTCCAATACGTTCGCTTCTTCCATAATAGGTTAAATATATTTTTACCATTTCTCCCGGATTTATTTCCATGTTTGATTTAATTATTGAATCCTCCTCAACCCCATCAATCCATTCGTCATTCTCCGAAGTATCAAACTTATGGACAACAGACCATATATTTGTTCTTTCTTGTATCACTGGAAATACGGCATCTGGCGAATTATCACCAGAAAAATAGATTATCTGACTATTTCCTATCAATATACTATTAGATCTCGCAATTATAACTTCTGTATTATTTGTTATATCCAATAAATATAAGTAATTATCCATACCATACCTTAAAGCGAATTTAGTATTATTAGTAATATTATAATAACCTATAGTATGTCTTGATTTAAGGTCAATAGCAACTGAACCCCCAATATTGGTGTTCTTTATTCCTTCACTAGCAACATTATCAGTAATACCTTGTGCACCATTATTTTTTCTAAATAAAAATGACACACTCCAATTTGATAAGGTATTTCCCCCACTTCTTGAGACCTCTTCTTCTGCCCCACTCCATATACCTATAGTATATTCTCCAGTATTATCGTGTGTCCATGTAAATTCATGTCCTTTTTCTAATGTATTACCATTATAAAATGGTTGTTGGTCACTAATAGATGAAACAACCGAATTATCGGTTATTACTTCATCCTTTCTATCACCATATGCTATTTTCCAACTATCAACTTGTGTAGGAAAAATATTTCCAGGATTTAATCCAATCTCGGAAACTAAGAAAGATTTATAATTTATTAAACTCATTCTAAAGGCTTCATTCAAGGTATTATTCATAGTGTTAATATCAGTACCAGCTACAACTCCATTAACATAAACATTGCCATGTGTTAATCCTCTAAGTTGTATTTTATACGTATTAGTTTGAATAATATTTACATAATTGGTGTTAACTAATACTGATTCTAATTCATTAATAGAATAAACATTTATAATATTTCCCCCAATACCATCTAGTAATGATATACTATGATTTAACACATCAACTAAAACATCTAATATAGGGACAGCCATAACATGATTAGAAAAGGGTAGTTCAGAATATTTAGAATTATTTAATGGTGTAGTTACAGCCATTACACCTATTGATTGATATGAATTATCACCTAATGAAAGTCGAATATTAGATAGATCTACATTAGATAAATCAATGGCATAATCCTGACCTATAAATCCTACATCGTCTATTTTAATTATATTTTTATCGTTATCACTTAAATCACCAACCTGTTGGTCTATATATATTCCTATTTTAGAAGAAGTCGACCCAACCCCTGTATAATGTATCTGTGTATCTAAAATTTCTATAATAAAATTTCCACTTTTTTGATCTAGTCTATATTCATTTCCTGTAAAGGTATCTGTTCCTTCATTAATTTGGATAGACCCCTTTGCTTGTCCATCATTTCCTGAACCTGTAAATTCTGTTCTATTATTATCATATAACCCACTATCTCTTAGTGTTATATTTCCAGCACTCCATGAACAAAATCCAGCATTCCAGTTACCATTTATTTCATTTTGAGAAAATTTGTTATTCATTCCTGTACATAGAAAAATACCATTTTCTGCATTAAATGATATATAATTCATAAGAACTGTAATATTAAAACATCCAAATGAAGAATCTGGTATAGGATTGAATTTATTTAAATAAATACCACTTTCTATATTCTTTGAAATTATATTTCTAGTTATAAATCCATTACCATATCTACAGCAACTTAGTAATCTAATAGCACCAAAATTATAAAGTATTTTATTACCTATTAGTTGAACTGCATTTAAATTACTTAGTTGTATAGCCCCCCCCTCAGACATATTTGTATCTTTATTTGTCCCTAAATTAGCTTTTGAACTATTATAACCATATGTCGGTAGTGATTCCGCTGAACCTGTATCCAGACCTACTCCATTCCATCCATTAAATAAAAAGGTACAATCTATAATATCTACACTTTCACATAAATTTATTTTTATAGCATAATTTCCAGAATATCTAAAATCTATACTATTAAAAACAAACTTGTTTTGAGAACCTATACTCCCTTCAACTGTAAAAATAGTTTCATTATTTTGTGAATATGATGCATACCTAATTTTACTTCCATCAAGTCCATAAAATTTTAGACTGTGTGGTAATGTAATTCCAGATGTAATAATGTTATCTCCTTTAATAAATATATTATCACCAGAACTAGATGAATTAACCGCATCAGAAATCGTTTTAAATGGTTTTAAGACTGTACCGGTTTCATCATTATCTGGGTAATCTGGATTTACATAAATATTGTGAAATCCAACAATATCTAATATTTGTAAATCATCTACAAAACAAATATCTTTATCATCAAAAAATCGTGATAAAACGGTTGTTTGATATCTAGGAATTGCTACAGCACCTATCTCGTTTCCGAATTCATCTAGAGGAATCGCTGGCGTTATACCTTCGCATACTAAAAGATAACCTAGGTTTAACCCATTTTCATCGAACTTTGTAATAGATACAGTATTTACTCCTCTATTTGAATCAGAACCTGTAATATCTATAGGGTGATCAAAATACCAAGTTAATAATCTGCTATTTGGGTCTGCAGGATCTAAAACAGTTGGGTGTTTTAAAAACTGATTATAAACAGCAATTCCTTTCATTGAAAATTCGTATTTTAATTTTATATTAGTAGGAACAACTTCAGCGACCTGTGTAGTAATACCAACCCCTTGTATATTAAATGGGAATGAATTATTTCCATAATATGGTATAGAAGTACCAGTAACAGGTGTACCTCCAAGTGGAACTGGGTTAAAATCTTGATATACACGCCCGGATGGATGTATTAATCCTTGCTGTGTTCTGTTATCTTCTATTTTTTGATCTGTTATACCTCCCCAGGGTGGGTACCAATTTATATTGCTTGAAAGATTTGTAAAGAATATATTTTCTCCACCTGAACTCATTTTATGTTTTTCTCCTAAAAACAATGAATTAAGAGTAGTTTCTATTGCCCTATCTGCTTCAATCCTATCAGTATCTGGATTATAATAAATATGTTCAAGAGTTTTATTATCATCGCTTGTTATAGTTGTATTATTATCTATAAATGTAATATTAGTAAATTTAGCATCTGTATCACATTTTGATTCAATTACCATATTAATATATATAGATACAATTAAATAAAAATAATAAATAATTCAATTATAAATTTGGTATAGTTATATCTATTATATTACTCGCTAACATGTTATTAATATTTAACTGAGTATTTATCGAATCGTGTGTATAAATATAATTTCGTATACTATTTGTAAAACCATCTTGAATACCATCTCCCATTAACCAGACTTGTGTAGCTCGCGAGGGCGCCCACGTTAATTGGAAATCAGCATTATTATAATTCACATGTGGTGGTCTATAAAGAGAGTCAATTTTATATTCAGTTACCCATCTAACTGGGTCTTTTATTAATTGTAATATTTCCGCATTTGTTGGCATAAGAAAGTTTATTCGTAATGTAGTTACAACCATAGAAGCGACTTGACCATCAAAAGGTTTACCCACAGTAAATAACCCACTTACAATATTATCCATACCAATACCAATAGTAGAAGAACCTAATCCCCATTGAGATGTAGTAGATATATTTGGACCTAAAGTCCAATGATTATTACTATCCATAAGCCTAATATCGAAACAAGCAGCTAAGTTAGCAGCTGTTGCATCAGATGAAGATAATCTTGTTCCATTATAACCTATATATACTCCCGTCCAAATATTTGTAGATGCCAAACCTATATATATTTCATTTGGGGTTGAACTACTATCAGACCAACCAAAAAATAGGTTACCACTACCAGAATTATTAATATATTTTAGGTATATATTCGCATTACCAACACCGTCTCCCTGATTCCAAATATACTGACTAGTCGTATCCCCATCAACATTAAAGACAACTGAAGTAGCCCAAGGTCTACCATTATTATCATTAGTTGTATTACCAGAAGTAACTGGTTCAACTACAGTCGTATTCAAATCCTGGGATATTGGAGAAGATACAGAAGTTGTTTGAATTTTAGATAGATTATGGTTAGTTGAGGTAAAATCTATTGCTTTAGACCATGGAGAAAGAATATTTACAGGGGCAAAAATTTTGGTTAACACCGACCAATCTACATCATCTGTATTCAAAGCTGTAGTTGTACCCAGTCCGAAAACAAGAATATCAATCGAACTTATAACATACGATTGGGATCCAATATCACCTTTATGACCGGTAGTCCAATCACTATAAGGTGTTGTTATTACATCTGAACTACCAGTAACACCTGGTTCAGTAAATCCAATCTTAATATTATTACCAGTTGAAGGTATCTCTATAAAGGCATCTATATTTTCTAATCCATTCGGACTGGTAGATATATTATTAATTGTAACACCGGCACTAATACCAATAGTAATATCTACTGATGTTGAAGTATTTCTGGTTAGAACAATTCTAACTTCTTCCTTTAATCCAGTAGCACCTATTTTAAAATTTCCCCAGGCGTCATCTTTCAATCCAATCAAAACATTGCTATTATCAGACATAGTTAATGCTAAATCTTTAAGAAATTCTCCTGGTAAAATTAATCTCTGTCCTGCACTTAATGTTTCATTAAAACCCATCCAACCGTGTCCACCACCATTATCAAACAGATTATTACCCGTTTGATTTGCAGATGGTCCTTCTAATATAATACCTGATATATTCTCAACCAAAGAAGACCCATTTATTGTTAAAGATAAAGTAATTACTTCACCAGACCCACTAGTCCACTTAATACTAACAGGTGGAACATCTTCTGGTAAAATAAATTGCATAAACGAACCAACAGTACTTATTGTTTCTGTAGAATAACTTACACCAGGTAAATATGTAGAACCATCAGAATTTAATACAATCTCAATAGCATCAGTCGCTTCTATACTTGAATCATCTATGTAAAATTTATATGTTTCCCCCGCATAAAATATAACTGAACTAAATTCTAATTCAGTATTTCCTCCATCTTGAGTAAATTTTATATTATTTATTACCCCGCTATCTTCCTTTTCTATAATTTGAAATTCATTTCCTAATAAATCAGGAAGAATATTTATAGTAATAGTTCCCTGAACAGACCCATAATTATTAAATTTAGAAACATTTAAAACATGAGTTATTATTAATCCATAACCATTAGTGATATCTTCAGCCTTACTTCTGGTTATATTTGTTCCTGTATTTGTATATCCAAGCGGTATATTTGTTATTGTATATGTATTTGTATCACCTGAAGTTTTATATGGGATATTTATAGGGTTACCTTCTTGGATTGTATATGTTATATTGGTAAATGTTGGGACATAATTAGAATCATCGTTAGTAGCCTGTTCATTCCATAACACATTAGTAGAATTACCAAAAACTCCATCAGATGGATTGGTTATTCCATTATTAACAAAATTTGTTACAGGTTTATACCATATTGTTCCGTTAATTATATCATCAACATAAGTAATTGTTGTATTTTGTCCGGTTCCACCTTCTACTCTATCAATTGTATTAGCTTCTTCTTGTGTTTTAAAGAGTGGATAATGAAAAACACCATCTGGACTTTCTATATAATACCATGTAATCCTATTACTATCATTCTCCTCTTCATTCAAGGAAAATTTTTGAATAGATGGAATTCGTTCAAAGGGGTGAGCTTCGTTTACACCAAAATATAAATTAAATGGGTCTCCATCCAGATTTATGTTTTTTGTTGCTATTATGTCATCATTATCTTCAGAAAATAAAACTAAGGTATTATCACTATAATATCTTAATGATATAATACCTACATTAGACAACACATTTAATTTTTTCCATCTATTATCGACTTGATAGTTGACTGAATTTACATTTATATTCCAAAAAACCGGGTCTACTAGAATAGTTTCGGTTGTTTCATATTTAAATGAATCAGTTATAGTATCTGGGGCATTGTTTACATTTGTAGAGGCACCTGTATAACCAAGCCCAAATATCTCGCCTCTACCAAAATAGGAAAGGTCTATGTTTATTTTTTCACCTGGATTTATTTCCATATTTGATTTTAATATAGAATCTTCTTCAATACCATCAGACCATTCATTATTTTCAGAACTATCTAAATCATGGACGAACGACCATATATCTGTACTTTCTTGCATTACTGGAAATCTTGCGGATGGAGTATTTGTACCAGCAAAATATATAGTTTGATTGTCTCCAGTTAATGCTGTATTTGATGCCGCAATAATAGTATTTTTATTATTTGTAACATCAAATAAATATAGGTAGTTATCGTTACCATATCTTAAAGATAATTTAGTAGAATTATTAATATTATAATATCCTTCGGAATATCTTGAATTTAGGTCTATGGCAACAGATCCACCTATATCAGTAGTTATTGGACCCATTCCAGCAACATGATTATTTAAACTGATTGGATTTTTGTGTTTAAATGAAAAGGCAACATCCCAGTTAGAAATTTTTTTAGATTCTGTAATATTTACAGGAGTTTCTGCACCAACCCATAATCCTATAATATATTCACCAACTGTATCGTGTGTCCACGTATATTGATGTCCTTTTTCTAATAAATTACCATTATAAAATGGTTGTTTGTCTTCTAAATCTGTTACCATTTCTCCAACTAATACCTTTTCATTTATTCGAATCCCATATGATATATACCAATTGTCGGTTTGTGCCGGTAAAATATTACCAGGGTTTAATCCTACTTCTGAAATAAAAAATTCTTTGTATTTTGTTAAATCCATATTAAAAACCGCATTTAACGAATTATTTATAAACGATAATGTTTCCCCCGCCGAAACTCCATTTATTGATATCTGTCCTAATTCAAGTCCTCTTAATTGTATTTTATTACTACCTTTTTGAATAATATTTATATGTGTAGTGTGATTAATAGATTGTAGTTCATTTACTGCATAATTATTTATCACATTTCCTCCAATACCTTCTTTTAGAGATATTATATTTTTTATTGTATCTACATAAACATCTAATTGTGGCACCTCCATAATATGATTAGAAAATGGTAGTTCGGAATACATACCGCCTAAAGGTGTAGTTACTGCATATAATCCTATATTCTGATAAGAGTTATCTCCTAATGATAATCTTATGTTTGTAATATTTACTTCAGTTAAATCTACGGCATAATACTGACCTATAAATCCAACATCATCTATTTTTATTATATTTTTGTCAGAATCAGGTAGACTTCCTATATTTACAGATATATATATACCTATTTTACTCGTATTAGAACCTAGTCCAGTATTATGTATTTGTGTATCTAGAATTTCAACTATAAATTTAGATAAAGTATTAGTCTGTAATTGATTTTTTATTAAATCAGATTCTTCATTTAAATGTATAGTTGCTTTAGAATTACTATCAGTACCTATACCAGTAAATAAAGACCGGTTGTTATCATATAATCCACTATCTCTTAAAGTCGTGTTAACCGCACCAGAAGCATAAAATCCAGCATTCCAATTACCATTTACTTCGTTTTGAGAAAATTTATTATTAATACCACCAACAACCGATAATCCATTATTAGCATTAAATGAACTATAATTCATCAACGTTGTAATATTTTGACATCCTAGAAGAGTGCCTGATTCCAAGGATATACCAACCCCTACATTTTGTGAAGAAACATTTCTTGTAATAAATACAGTGCTTCCTATACCACAATCTATAATTCTAATACTACCATTATTTTTAATAAATTTATTACCTACTATCTGTAATGTATTAATATTTTCTAATAAAACCGCTCCACTATTGCTTGATATATCAGCTGAATTAAAAAAATTGTCTAAATTTACATTTGTAGAATCATAACCATATACATTACTAATAGTAGAAGATACTACTGTATTAAGATTTGTTCCATTCCATCCGTTAGTATAAAAACTACAATCTATTACATCTAATCTAGTTGAATTTGTTATATTTAGTGCATAGTCGCCAGCATTACTAAATTCTATATTTTTGAATAAAAATTCTAATGTATTATCCGTTCCTATAAATTTAAAAATATTCTCATTAGAAACATCAAACGTTTGATATCTTATTTTTGTTCCATCTAACCCAAAAAAACTTAAACTACGCGGTAAAATAATTTCAGATGTTATTATATTGTCTCCCTGGATAAAAATTTTATTATTTGTTAATGTTGAATTTGTAACAGCATCCGATATACTAATATATGGTTTTAGTAAAGTTCCATTTGAATCGTTACCAGTATACAACGGATTAACATAAATATTATAAAAACCATCAAGGTCTAATATTTCTAAATCTGATTCAAAACATATAGATTTATCTACAAATAATCTAGACATTACTGATGTTTGATATCTTGGAATTGCTGCTGTGCCTGCGGGTGAACCTACCGGAACCGCAGGAACATCTCCTTCATAAACACGAAGATAACCTGTGTCGACCCCTTCACTATTTATTTTATTAATATTTACAGTATTTGTTGAACCAGCGACTATATCAATTGGGTGGTCGAACCACCACTCCAAGTCATCTCCAACAGAAAACCCATTATGCGTATTATTATATTGAACGTAGGTCCTAACATTATTAACAGATAGTTCATATCTTAAAACAATATCTGCTGAAATAGGTTCAGCTATAACGGTCTTAACACCAACACCCTGAATATTACCCCCAAAAAAATTTGTACCCGAATAGAATATAGATGTACCTGGAACAGGATTTCCTCCCAAGGGACGTGGTACATATGATTTATAAACTCTTGCAGAAGGAGATATTACACCAGATGATGATTGATTTGCTAAAACACTATGATCTCTTAAACCACCCCATGAAGGATACCAATTTATATTGCTTGAAAGATTTGTAAAGAATATATTTTCTCCACCTGAACTCATTTTATGATGTTCTCCTAAAAACAATGAATTAAGAGTGGTTTCTAGTGCTCTATCGGTAACAATCCTATCCTTGACCGGATCATAATAAATATGTTCAAATGTTGCAATAGATGTCTCATCAAGCGAAGTAGTGTTCTTAACAAATGTAATACTTTCAAATTTAGCATCAGTTTCACAATCTTTTTCGATAACCATATTAATATACAAATAGAATTTAATTAAAGTTTAAACAACTGAATAATAATATATATTAATAATAATGGCAAAAGACTTTTTATCAAATAATAAAAAATTCAATCTATATAATCCAGAACCTGTTATTTTTGATTATTTTGAAAAAAAGAAAACAGTAAAAGAGTTTAATAATGGGAATGATGCGGATTTTGGAAGAACATTTGGTCCAATTCATATAGATGAAAATTTTGATGGATGGATTACTGATATGACTCTACGTGTAGAACTACCAGCACTCCTGACAGAAGCTGAAAGAGATGCGGTAGTTGTTGCACAAGACCCACAATATTTAAATTGGGTTGATAATATTGGACATGCTTTAATTGAAAGTATAACATTAAGTGCATTCGGAAAAGAAATTATTACAAAAAAAACGGACTATGGATTATGGCTAGATATTTATAATGAATTACACGACCAAAATAGTGAAGAATGGAATACTATAGGAAAGGTATCCGCAACACCAACATTACAGAAATTTAAAATACACCCGTCCGTTATTTATGTACCATTACATTTTTGGTTTTCAAAAAATAATGAAAGTGCTTTCCCACATTTTCTTGTAAATAAAAGTAATAATATCCGCGAAATGTGTTTGTCTATTTCTATAAAAACAAGACCTATTAAGAATTTAGTTGTAACGTCTGGCTCTGTATCCTATTCTACATTTAAAGATAAAAAAATTAAATCTATTCAGATTATCTATGATAGTATAAGGGCAAATAATAATAATGGTGATTCGCAATTAAAAAATACAATTGATAGTTTGTATGATTCTTATAAAAATATAAATACACCTTACAGAGTTTATTTTGATAATTTTGCTATGGAACATAAACCAGTTGAGAATAACGAAATCATTTGTAGGGATGTTTTAACAGATGGCCCTGTAAAATTCGTATATTTTGTATTTAGAAAAGATGCTAGAATTGCAGATCCAGATACTACTGAGACTGCTGATCCATTGGTTATACCTAATATTCCTGGTACAACCGGATTATTTACAGTATACACAAATTCTGATACAGATCTAAATCCAAATGATATATTTAAATATAGTAGTGATGTCCCGGGTCCTTGGGATACACATGATGGATTTAATTATTTAACCGTTCATGTAGATAATGACGACAAGCAATGGGTTACATCTAATCCAAAATTAGATGCTATATACTATAGAAGAGTTGTAACTCTTACTAGTCATGGTCAAGTTCCCAAAAAACATATATATCTTATAGATTTTTCAAATAATAAACATAAAACAGATTCAGAAACAAAAATTAATGGATATCTAAATAACAATAATAATAAAAAACGTTCTCTTAAATTAGAATTTGATACACCACAGACTGATTCAACTGTAACATTAATTTATGTTATGATAAATTTCTTTAACGTTTTTGTAGATTCAAATAATAAATTAAAGGCAATTAACAACTGGGGAGAAAAATTACCAGATAATATGACACCTACCATTTTTAATGATCTTAAATCATCTAATAGTATGAATGGAACAGATGGTATGTTTGCTTCTAAGGTATGGTATAATAATGGTATTAGCACTACTATACTCGGTCTAAATCCACAGTGGAATCAGAATTTTGGTAAATTTGGAACAGGTAAAATCTCTAATACAAAGGATATTTTAACAGAACCTAACATTGCCCTAAAATTAGCGATTTCACTAGAAGGTATTGCAAATCAGAATTTTATCCCAACTAAATTACAAGCTAATAGTGTTTTTGGCGAGTTAGGAGAAAAAGGTAATGATATAATAGATATAAATAAAGGGGATATACTCCCAGTAAAAAATAATAGTATTGTTAGGTTCAATAAAAACAAACAAAATAACAATTTATCTAAAAATATGATTTCAGTTGATTTAGAAGGTTACAACCATAAGAGTTTGTTCGTATTTAATAATAATACTATTATATCCAAAAACTTTTTCCAAATTGATATATTGAATACAGGTCTTAGATTTACAGATGTCGCCTTTGAATGTTTCTTAACTGGTAACAATAACAATCAAATTAGTAAAAAAACTATTGTTAAAAATGTATACAATAAAATAAGATTAATGAATTCAAATAGAAGTGATATAAATATATTACCCGGTTCCTTTATTTATCTAGAACGTATTTCAGATTCTCTTATTGTTAAAATGTTTATACAATCATCTGGAGAATTGATAATACCTATTATAGGTTAAGTATTATTATTTCTAAATGTTTCTAATGAATCAGATTTTTTTTTATCATCATTAATAATAAAATTATTATCAAATAATGAATATTTATTTATATGACCGTATTGGGCCGAATTTATTGTTATATTATTCAAAAAATCAAAGATTCGGTTTCTATCAAGATATAAATAGAACAAATCAAATGGTGCATTTATCGTGTAAAAAAAATCATACACAATAATAATTAATTTATTCTTATTATATTTAAAAAATTCAGAATTTTTTACTTCTAACCATGTATCTGGTATAGAATTAATATTTTGTTTTAGTTCTTTCATCTTTTCATTTGGGTAACAATCGATATTTTTATTAACTGTTGTACGCAAAATAGCTATAAAAGAACCTATTATACCCATAAACCAGAACATTTGTTTGTTTTCAATAACATACAGATTTATTAACAATTTTTCATTGATTACACTAAATAATATGAATGTTACGAAAATAGAACTTAGGATAAATAAAAGAAAACTGCTTATAGTTTCTAATATTTTATTATTAAATAAGTTAGAATATTCATTGCAAATTCTATCAGATTTTACTAATCGTTCATTAAATTCATGATCCAATTCATTATAATTCCTAAATTTCCATTTTGCTAGTCTAGTCCAACTTCTATTAAACAAATAGGATGGATTTGTATATAATTTTTCCCCATAATTAAATATATTGTACAACATCATATAATTTATAATGAATGGCATAAACAAAAAATTTACAACTATAACACTAAGAATCTTTTTTTCTATTTCTTTATAAAAATCATCAGTTTTATGTATAAACTTTGTGTCTAGTTTATTTTTTGAATAAAGTGAATTAATAAAACAATATTTTATATTCCATTCAAACAATTTACTGATATTTTTAGTCTTAATTATATTCTTATCTACTAAACTAATGAAATAATTATCTATACTTGTAATTTTATTATTAATATAGTAAATAGTTATATCATCATCATTATATTTATCTTTAAATTTATTAATAACAGTATTCCACTTAATAATACCTAATTCATTGTCTTCTATTTCTAATTCGTCATTATAGAATTCTTTAATCGATATAAATAATGATATATCGTTTATAAGATTTACTACTCTAAATATCAATATAACAACAAATGTTATAAAAAATATAGAGATAGAAAAATTAAAACTAAAAAAGTTAGTTAGGTCTATTATATCATTCAAATTAGTCGGGGTTTTAATATATACTATTTTATTCCATTTTATACAGTTGTATAAAAAAATTGTATAAAAAATTAGAAATAATCCAGAAAATATAATATTAAGATGTGTATAGATAATATTATAATATCCTTTATTTAGATAATAAATATATAAATTTTTTAAAAATTGTTTCTTAAGGTATTCTTTCTGTAGATTTTCTAAAGATAGATTGAAAGATTCCATTTATAAATATAATAAAAATTAGGTTTAAGTTATTAATTATATGATAGTTCTTCCGGCATTTTTGCAACCTTAGTCTTAGCCGAAATAATATAAATTGTATTTTCAGTTACTATCAAATATTCTGTATCTACCTTATAAATATTACTTATAGAAGATGTATGTTCGTCCATAGATTTGAAAATGATTTTATCTGTATCATTCGCACAGATTTTAATATTATCATTACAAGAATCCTGATAAAAATAAAAACACATAGGCTTAGAAATTGTTATTGATAATCTAGCCGCTTGAGTTAGGGTTTTTGCTCCTGGTACATTTTGTTGAGAATCCATATAATTTTTATAATCTTTTATTTTATAAAATTAACCTTACCTATTAAAAAATGTATGATTTAATAAGATTCTACAATCAGGTCTTAGGTTGATATTATAAATAAAGAAACATGACAAAAACTGATACATTTCATCAATATCAAATTCTATATTCGAATTATGAATTAATTTTTGTTTAAAATCTAATACATCATATCTTGGTTTGTTTTTTAATTCATCATTTATAAAAAATATATCATAGAAATCACTTCCCTCTATAATATCTTTATAACTATGATTTTTAAAGGTTTCTAATATATTATAAATGTGATTCTTATTTGTTTCTGTCTCTGTTTTATATCTTTTTATCTGGAATAAAGACATTCCGGTTATCAATTCATAAAATAAACACCCAATAGCCCATACCTCTGATTTCTTATTATAATCTATATTTATTATATTTTCCAGAGGTCTATAACACCTAATATATAATTCATTCTGAGTAATATGATCTTCTAATTCCGAATTACTAAAATCTATTATCTTTAGAATAAAATTATGTTCTAAAATTCTATCAACATCATAATTTCTCTCTAATTTCTGGATATTACTAAAATCTATTTTTTTAAACAAATAATCTCTAATAAGTTTATAGGTTTTTTGTTTTATTTTTCGTTTAACCATTTTTTTTTTATTTCTATTAAATAATTCAAAATCTTCTGGTATTAACTGTGATTGTATCTGATTATAGACATCAAAAATGTTTAGTTTAGAAATTAAATCACTCATTCTTTTTATATTATTTGGAAAAATATTCAAAAGAATATTATCTGGTTTTATATCTGCATGTATCACTCCCGTAGAATGTAGTTCATTCATACCATTCAGTATCTGATAAAATATATATTTAATGTTCGGTGTAAATAAAGTATACTTATTACTATTCATATCAGTTATAATATCTAGTAGACTTATTCCCAAAAGTTCGGTTACAATTACCATCAATCCATCCTCCTCAAATATATCAATACATTCAACTATATTTTTATTACCTGTATCTAATTTCTCGAATATCTGTTTTTCATTATTAAATTCATCCGGACTTTTATAAAATATTTTTGCAGACTTTAGATTAAAATCCAAAATATCATACACAACCCATACTGAAGAAAAAGAACCATTAGAAAGAAACATCAAACAAATATATCTATTATTTAATATCTGGGCTTCTAAATTTACTGTAGATTCATCATCAGAAATATATTCGTCACTATTATATAATTCACTATTATCACTATTCATAGAAAATATAATCATAAACTCTTTATATTAAAATAGTTCACTAAAGTTAGCTGGAGTATAATTAATTGATTTTAGGATCTTTCCTGTATCACGATTAAACACAACCCAGTACTTGTTATTATCTGATTTCCTATATTCTGGACTATTATACCTTTTATCATTCAACTTATAATTATTTACTGTATCTTCTGCCTCCTGTTCGTTAATGCATAGTTTAGACATATTCGACTTATGAACAATATCAAAAGAAACATCCAAATCAATACCTAGGAAAATACCAAGCTTATAGGTATCATGAAGAATATCCACCAGATCACCCATAACACCAGTAAAATTCATGCTTTCCTTATTCTTTACTAGATGACTCACCGATTGTTTTAGATTCATATGAAGTTCATTAAACATAATTTGAATATTATCATACTCCTCTGTTTTAATTTTATCACTAAAAATATCATCACTATTAATCGTATCTACTCGTTTTTTTGTAAAAAATGAATCTGTATTTTCTAGAATATTTTTAAGAAGTTTGTAATTAGAAAGGGTCAACATATCTGTCTCTACAGAAGGGCATCTTAGAACAGTTTCTTCAAAACTTTCAATATCCAAATCACCCTTTTCTGGGTGCGTTTCTTTCCATATATTGTTAAATACTTTATAACGGAACAGATTATCCAAATCAATACCAAAAGATGAACCAGCACCATAAGCAACATATAGTTCATCTGTAAGTGCATCAATCACTTCTGTAAAATCGCTAGTTGTAATGGCTTCAGTCAATTCTTCTGCCTCTTCCACACACAAATCAACCCGCAATTTGGACAAATTTTTATTTTCTTTTAGAACATCTGGTTCTAGTGTATCAGTATGGGGGAGGCCAAAACTCTGATTAAAAACGCAAACTTTTCTGAAATTAGTCATTATTAATTATTATACTGCTAATTTTAAATATATTTATATATATTATAATGAAGGGGGTTGTGAAATTTATTGGCACGTATTACAAGGACAAAAAAGGGTAAATATAATACATTTAATAGTAACCGCAACAATCGTAATAATAATAATAATAATAATAGTAATAATGGAAAAAGAAGAAAGACAACAAGAGCAAAGAAAAGATCACGAATGCCCCTACCTCCAAATCCCATATAAACAATAAAGTTTTCTATTCTTATTATATGAGAAAAACCTTAAAGGGAAAGAAATTTTGTAGTCCAAAAACAAAAACTAACAAAAAAATCAATACTTGTTATTCAAGAAAACAACTTTTACAGATGACTAAAAAATGGAATAAACATAACAAAAAAAAAATTAATTTAAACTCAAAAAAAAAAAAGGTGGTCTGGCAACAACTTAATAATAAATTAGGAAAAACCTGTAATACAGAATGGTGTTGGAATAAACAATTACTAAATATTCCTGGTATTTTTAGACCAGATATGCCTGCAAAATGGAAAAAGAATCCAAGGGAATGGCTTGATTCTAATAATATTATTAATGTTATGAAACAGTATGAAAATGACAGAGATGATTTTACATTTATAGGACCAGTACCAATCGATTTTGATTTAAAAAACAAAAAAGGTATGTGTATGGTTGATGATTTGTGTAGTATAGAGATAAGAACTCTTGATAAAAATAAAACCAAAATAGGTATTATTTTTAATCTCGATAAACATGATGAACCAGGATCACATTGGACCGCGCTTTTTGTAGATACAGATAGGAAGGGTATATTCTATTTTGATTCTTATGGATATCCCCCTGAAAACGAAATTGTTGAATTAATGGATAAACTCCAACACCAATATAAACAATTAGGTATAAATATGAAAAAACATATAAATAATATAAGACATCAGTATAAATTTTCTGAATGTGGTATGTATTGTATAAACTTTATAATTAAAATGCTTACAACCAAAACTACATTCTCCAGATTCTGTAAGAAAATAATAGATGATGATACAATGTTAAGTTATCGTAAAAAATATTTTTTAGTATAGGTTCTTTATTTTCTTTTTTTTTATTTTAATATTTTAAATGAATAGTATAAATTTTTTACTAGAATCTAATATAGATGAATTATATAATTCTATAAAAGAACGTATTTACAGTCAGATTAATTATGATATCGATACTAAAGGTGATAAATACAAAGGAATTGTTAATAAACTTCTTATCAAAATTTCAAAAAAGGATTTGTGTGTAGAAGATTTAAATAATATGGCAATAGAAACAATTAGTCCCTTTCTGGTAAGTAAAATCCAGAACACACCTACACCCAATATATCTGTTCCAACTAACACTCTTGACATGCATCTCCCTGTTATGAACGAAACTATAGAGAATGAAGAATATAATGACTTTGCTTCCAATTTAAATACGATTGAGAATTTTGAAAGTAACAACAGTTTAAATAACAACAGTTTAGAAATCCAGCCAGAGGAACCAATTGAAGATATATTAGGAGAAATAGATGAAAATTTAGAGGACGGAAAAACATTATTAGAAAAGGGTTCTGAAGAATTCCTAAAAAGTTTCACTGATTTTGAAGGATTTGAAAGATATGACCATAGCGACGAAAACATATTATCGAATTTAGAAAAAAATGAAAATTTAGATAGTAATCTTATTGATACTTTTGACAATACTATTCTTGATAATGATATGACTGGTATGAATAGTGTTATTAATCTAGAGATACAGAATCTTAAAGAGGAAGTAAAATTACTTACAAGTAAATTAAAATCAGAAAATTTTATTGATAAATTTCAGGTATCCGATAACACTATAACAACAAAAACTTTACTTATTCTTGATATTTCAAAAAATGAAAATTACGACAGGTCTATAGAAATATTTGGTCCGCATGCGGGACATACCCCACAAGCCGGAGTAGGCAGTGGTTGGGGTATAGGAGCAGCAGATGCAAAGGTAGGTACCTATATACAGACAAAAATATCTAATATAAGAGATTATAATATAAAACTTAATGATAGTTTATTTTATCCTGCAAATACAGAAGTTTGGTTGGATTCATTTACTATACACAAATTTCAGGGATACCCTAGATCATCAGCTAATAAAACTACTACTGAAGCTATAAAAGGTGAAGATTTTAGTAATTTTATTGTTAGAATAAGAGGTGGTAAATTTGAACATATAAAAAAGTATTCTAATCAAAATAATTTTACAGATAATGCAACAATTATTATTCAAAATAAGATATATGGTGAAACAGAGACTGTTGGTAATCCAACACAAGCAGCAGCATTAAAAAACCAATTTACCTATAATTTTACTACACAAGACCATTATATAGGAACATTAAAAGAAGGAGGTATTATTGATAGTTTACATATTGATTTATTAGGAACATTTGTAGATACTACTGATACACCTGAAAATGGATTTTCAACATGGACCTATATGTATCCTTGGGATGTAGACGCACAATGCATTATTCGACTAAATCTTATACCACCTAGGTAATATAGGTTTTTTCTTCCTTTTTTTTTATTATAATAATTTAAATGAATACACAGTTTTTATTAAAATCCAACGTAGATAGTTTATATAAATCAATTCAGGAAAGAATATATAGTCAAATTAGCTATAATATAGATAAAAAAACCCAATATAAAGATGTAATTTATAAACTTATCTTTAAAATATCTAAAAAAAATAGTCTTAATTTAAATGAATTAAATACAGTCGCAATACAAACAATTTGTCCGTTTCTTATTGGCAAAATACAAAAAACTAAAACCTTCGACCAAGCCTTTTCTCCTAATTTAAGTATGGATAGAATGATCCCAGAAAGTTCTAAAGCTGCACAAAAAACCTCATCAAATGAGTTACAATCTTATCTAGAAGACTACAACAGTTCTAATATAATGGAACCACTAGAAACATTTAATACTAAAGATAATGATAATTTCTTAACAGAAATGAACACAGGCGAATATAGTAATTCTGATGAAAATCTTTTACAAGATATTGATGTCTCTCATGATGACAATACATTAGGTGTACTTCCTAATAGCAATAATGATATTGACGTATCAGATAAAGGATTTAATACTTTAAATGATACTTCTAAAACAAATAACCTTGAACTTCAACTGCTAAGAGATGAACTAAAGGAATTAAAAAGTCAGGTTAATCCAGACAAATTTACAAATCAATATCAAGTTACAGATAACACTATCATACATAAAACACTTGTTACTATAGATATTGTAAAGGACGAAGAATATCCTAGATCTGAGTCTTTATTTAATGTAGATAATATTACTATTGAATCACACGATTTTGATATCCGTGATTTTGTAGTAAGATTCCACGACTCTATACACTATCCCCCAGGAACAGAAGTTATGTTAGAATATTTTACTATAAATCATTTTAGTCTTATTGACAGAACATCTAATAAAACTCATAAAGACCTAGAAGATATTGAATCATTCGTTTTTAGTATTAAAGGGGGGAAATTCGAATCATTGAAATCATATTCTAATACCAGGTCACTTGGTAATCTTTCAACAATTGTTATACCTAACGATGGTTTTGGTAATCAAGAATTCGATAAATTTGTTTCTGAACTCGCAGATGGGGGAGCAGCAGCAGGTGGAGCAACTATATCTGAGTATGGTTCAGGTCAAGATACTTATACCGTAAAACCCAAAAGTGGTTATATTGGCACATTTAGAGAAGGAGGAATAATAGAGGAATTAAGAATTGACCTTATGGGAACGTTTATGGACCCAACTACAGACCCAGAGACTGGACATAACACCTGGTCGTATCTTCATCCGACAAGATCTACTGCGCGTTGTTCTGTACGTCTTATGTTAAAACCACCACCTATGTAGTTTTTTTATAAAATTTTACTATTTTTTTACCAGCCTTCGTTTTAATTTCACCAATCGGTTCGCCTGGTCTACCACTTTCTTTTAATACATTAAAATCATAAATTAATTTGGGTTCGCCATCTGGGGCTGGTCTTAATGCAAATTTCGTTTTAACACCCTTGATTTTTAGTGAAACAATTTCTGGTTTCCATGATGTTTTTAATATTTTTCTTTTCAAATCTTTATCTTCCGTCTGCTTTGTAACATCTGGAATATACGAATAAGAACTATCTAACGATGTTCCATAACTTAAGCATGTAAATGGCTTGTCTGGACTGTAAGTATCGTTGTAATTTAAACTACAGTCAACAGAAGCTTCTTTAATTAGTTGGAGAAGTGTTTCCATAACAACTAATTTTTTTTGAGATAATTCATATAAAACCTCGTCAGAAGTGGAACCACCCTTATCCATCTGAATAACCTTATCAGTTTTCTTCATTTCATCGGTTATAGTTGAAAGATATAAAAATATCTCAACAGTTCTTTCCTTTTTAGGGAGTTGTATGTGTGATCCAACACGAACCGCTCGACCTTTAACCTGATTAATACGCACAGGGTTCCAGTATGGTTCAACAATATGGACCTGTCTAACATTTTTCAAGTCAATACCTTCGGCTCCGGTTTTTGTTGTAAGTAATAGTTCGATGCTTTCCCCTCGAAGATTGGTTTTAGAAGTTTTTTCTAACTGTTCTTTCAATGTTTTAGGTAAATCTTTAAACTCGTTATTATAGATCTTTCTAATTATTTCACTCTCCTCTGGTTTACCTCCACCCCAAAAAGCAAATTTAGGTTTATTCACATCTTCTGGATTCTCATACTCCTGAACATATTCCCCGGAACTATTTTTGTTAATTATAAATGGTGCATAACCATTTGCCTTTAGAACTATAGAAAGAGTAGCAATACCTTCTAGTGTTTTATATTCGGTATAAATAAATGATGTACCTTTATTCTTTTTTATAGACTCTAAAATAGTATTATATTTTGGGGAATACTTTTCTAATTTATCTGGTTCAGTCGTAAGATACTCGATTTTTTTTTCATCTAATTCCTTTAGTGCCTTATTTTTATCTGCCTCATATCTTTTATATTTTTCTTTCTTTTTTTCTTTATCCTTTATTTCATCAAAATCTTTTTCTACCTCAGCAATAATCTCCCCCTCTTCATTTGTTGGATAAGGTCTCGGTATAGATTCCGGAAACACGAATGAACAATGCATACGTGAATATGCCCTGTAACTAGACTTAATTTCAAAGAGTTCTCCACCTTTCTTAGGTTTCTTTTTCTTCTTATTTTTACTTCTCTGTTTATCATTCTCTATTTCATCCTTTCTTATTTTGGCATAATTCATAAACTGGTATTCACTCATAGGAACCTTTATAACTTCATTTTTAGTTACTTCTGGAATTAAACCTTTATCCTGTGTTCTGTAATATGAAACAAGACCTAGAATTCTAGATTTAAATAATTCTAGATTTTTAAATTCATTCTTATTATTGTCAAAAAAGATTTTCATAAAATCATCTTCTTTATTGGGGAAAGCTGTAAATTTTCGAACAGCAAACTCTGTTGTTGTAATAAAGGATTTAATGTGTTCTTTGAATTCTTCATCTGTATAAATATTATCCCCGTCTTTTTTCACTATACCTCCATTTGCCTTTACAAACCCAATTGGGACTCTTGTTAGTGTTATTTTTTTATTTCGTTTATCAATAAAATACTGATCAATTATTTTAGAAGTCGAAAGAGTTCGTTCTAACATTTCCCAGTCAGTGTCTGTCGAAGCTGTAATCTCATAACTATAGATATATCCTCTTAGTAGATTAAATAATTTTGCAGTTTCAAACAGATTGTTAATCATAGGTGTACCTGAAAGGAATACCAGATTCACATTTTTAGCATCCATAATTATTCTTTCAAGATAAGTTGCCCTCTTACCAGGACTACCTTTAGACATAGCATTGGTAAGATTATGGACTTCATCAACAACTAACACACAGTCATCAAAAGCTCGTTTAGTTTCCATACTTTCTAATTTTTTTTCGTTTAATCCATCCATATTTACAAATGTGTATCTTTTATCTATCATGTCTTCTATTTGTCTATCTACTTGGACTTTCTCATCATTTGTTAAACTACCATAGTTCGGTTCCTTTTTAAAGTCTATAAACCAAGCACCCTTTAAATCCTTTTTAATTGTAATATCCAATTTTTTCGCATATTGTTTCATATTATCATTCTTCTTTTCAAATTTATGGAAGAACCAATGCTGATTTGTCCTGAAATAATCAAATCCACAAAATTTAAGGTTATCCCTAAAATTCTGACTCAAAGATTTATTAAGAAGAACAACAACCTTTTTATGTGTTCTAAATCCTTCGGCGATTGCAATAGAACCACAGGTTTTACCAACACCTAATCCATGATATAAGAGAAGTCCTCTGAAAGGTGAATTATGGTTAATATAGTCTCTAATTATTTTTTGGTGATTAAAATAATCGAATTTAGCACTTTTTACAAATTGACTATCCTTTTTAACTCTATAGTCACCATAAGTTGAATCAAACCAATTAATAAAAGATTTTTTATTATTTAAAACATACTTAGTTGGGTTAGTTATTTTAGGAACACTTACCAACCAATCTGGATTTACTTTTAGTGGGTCAAATTTAATTAATAACTTAAGTTTTTTTGTTTTTTTAACAACCGGTGGTGTCGCCTTTTTAGGAGAATCCTTCTTGACCGCTGCCTTTTTAGATGGAATCACTTTCTTTGCTGCTGATTTTTTTTTAGTTTTAAGTATTAGTTTTTTTTTAGGTTTGGTTTCTTTTGATTTTTTATGTTCTTCAAATTTATCTTCTATAAGTTTATTAAGATAATTAGAGTAGTTGTTATTTTTGGGGTCTGGATCACAATATGCCCATTTGCGAATTTTATTGGTTTTAGGATTTACTTCAGTTGCACACCAGTTACCCTTAGCACCTTTAAAACATTCATTATATTCGACCTCTTTATGAACGAAAGGAAAGACACATACACCTTTGCTTACATCTAATCCTTTTTTTTTTTCTATAATTCCATCTTTATTTTCAAGTTTAACTTTTAAAGACATATATAATAATATTATTATTTTTTTTATAAAAATTGAATAAATATGTTTAAACAACAAATAAATACAATCAACATGGGTAACTTTATCTCACTCGAAGAACTCAATGAAATAGAATGCTCTCTACAAAATAGACAAGTGTTTAGAACACTATATAACAGCAGTAAAACGGTTTACATTGTATCTGGTATTGCTATTATTATGTTTATCTATCAATTTATTTAAAGTTTAATTGTAAAAATTATTAATGTTGGTAGAAACTTCTTCTATACAGGCCGCTAAGGTATTAATTACAATTAGTTGGTCTTATTTTAGATTATATTTTTTTTGGATAATGGTTCATTATGTTAGTTCTCACGCCTATATTTATTTTTGTACACCTAAAAATATTATAGGGTTTTTGAAATCACCATTTATGGTTATATCTCCACAGTGTCAGTGTATAGATTGGGTACAACTAAATTCTAGAACAATAATAAAAAATATGTGGATTACAATTAGTATGTGGATGTCTACAACTTTTTTTAATTATTTAAAACCACCAACTTAATTATTTTTAAATATTCTTAAATAGTATATGATTTCTCCTGAATTTAGTACAAAACTCGCTAATCAACGAACATACCTCGCATATATGAGAACCGGATTAGGTATTGCTAGTATTGCAGGAACATTCAAACATAAATGGATTGCTATGTTTGGACTAATTATGATAATAGTAAATATATTTCAATATATTTACATTAATAAAAAAATATCTCTAGGCGAAGACCCGAATAATACTGTAATTGATATGATTCCTCTTTTTTATGGTATAATGTCTGTTAGTGCACTCTATCTACAATTTTATAAATAAATCCTCCCCTTTTATTTAAATACAAAATTGATTTATAATATAAATTATAATAATAACATACATCATGAATCAATTACAGAAACCTTTTTTGAAATGGGTTGGTGGGAAAACACAAATGATTGATAAAATTGTATCTAAAATTCCAACTGAAATGGAAAATTATCATGAGTTGTTTCTTGGTGGTGGTAGTGTATTGCTTGCTATGTTATCGCGACAAAAACAGAATAAAATTACAATTAGAGATAAAATTTATGCATATGATATTAATCCATATCTTATAAATTTATATAAACACATACAATCCAATAAAGATGAAGTATATGATTTTATACAAAATTATATGGATGTTTATGGTAGTATCGAAACAAATAAATGTATAAAGGAAGAAAGAAATACAGATATTTATGAAGAAGCTATTAAAAGCAAAGAAAGTTATTATTATTGGTTAAGGTCCTTGTTTAATAATATTAAAGATAGCGAGGATAGAGCAATTGAAGTTTCTGCCTTATTTCTAATTCTTAATAAAATTTGTTTCAGAGGAATGTATCGTGAAGGACCGAATGGATTTAATATCCCCTATGGTAATTATAAGAAGACGCCTACTGTAATTACAAAGGAAACCCTTTATACTGTTAGCGAACTTATTAAGGATGTAGAATTTACCAATAAAGGATTTGTCGAATCAATCCAATCACCTATTGAAGGTGATTTCGTATATTTGGACCCTCCTTATGCACCAGAGAATAATACATCATTTGTAGGTTATGTTGCTGATGGATTTACTGAAGAAAATCATAAAGACCTATTTGAAAAAACAAAAAATTTAGATGATACTGGAATACTATTTATGATGAGTAATGCCAAGGTTGATATGGTTACTAAGAGTTTTAAAGACTATGAAATACTCGATATCGAAGCAAGAAGGGCTATTAATTCTAAAAATCCAGGGTCTAAAACAACGGAAGTTTTGATTTTTAATTGTTAAAGGTATTAACCATATCACTAAATCTTACATAAGTAATATCCCAAGATTTTGCTAAATCAAGAACTTGTGTTGTTTCTGGAGTAACATTATCGCCGAAATATTTTATTTTTCCATATTCTAGCTCATATTCTTGATTTGCAATACAAACAATTCTTAGGGGTTTTCCATACAATTTAGGAACATGTTGATATTTAATCCATGTTCCTAAAACCTTCTCTCCCGCTGTACCACTTACCCACCAGTTTGAAGTTTTAACTTCGTAAATGTAATTATCTGTTTCCCAATCTGGCTGAAATCCATTTTTTTTTGTAACCTTTATAGGATTCTCACCTCTTTGTTTAAGAATAGTATAAACTAATTCTTCTCCTAATCTTGTAGTCCATTGACCATTATTTACTTGACCAATCATACTATTACCCCATTTTCGTTCACTTAATTCCTTCTCTTTTGTTTGTGAACGAATAGTTTTACCAACTAATTTAACAATTTTTGGTGGTTTTGTTGTTGCCCATGAAATACATTCAGACATATTCATTGATGGGATACGACAAGACATGTTATTTGTAATAAAAAATAGATATAAATTTATATTCAATTTATTAATTTATTTATTTATTTCCCACGAAT